CCCCGGCGACGGCGCTCCCGCTGTACCCGGCGACGGCGCTCCCGCTGTCCCCGGCGACGGCGCTCCCTCTGTCCCCGGCGACGGCGCTCCCGCTGTACCCGGCGACGGCGCTCCCGCTGTACCCGGCGACGGCGCTCCCGCTGTACCCGGCGACGGCGCTCCCGCTGTCCCCGGCAGAAGCCTGCCCGTAGATCACCCGAGCCGTCGGACGCTTCGCGCTGATCCATGCCGCCGCTTCGCGCACGGTGCCCACGAACAGGATCACGCACTCACGCACCTTGATCTTGTCGCCGAGGTCTACGCAGTCGGCGGGATCGTAGTCCACGACGAGGCCGATGCATCCTTCGTCGGCATGGTAGGCGCAGGCCGAGACATCGCCTTCGCCGTCCTTCCATGCGTGCAGGCCGTGGCCGCACTCTTTCGTGGGCTTCCAATCGGGCGCGGTGACGGTGGCTCCGACGACGAGCGGCCACACAAAGCCGTGTGACGACGCGCCGCCGGCTTGGACGATTTTGAGGGCGAGGTGACGTTCGGCCTTTGGCCCGGCCTTCGCCATCGGCTTCGCCGGCTTCGATCCCGCGACTTTCTTCTTTACCATCACGCGCTCCTTCGTTTCCGGGCGACGGTCGATCCGTCGTCCGCGTCAGGGGTAACGGCCGTGACGGCTCCCGGTGCGCGTAGGACCAACGGGCGGCCGTCGAGCAGGTTCCCGACGTCGGCGATCAAGGTCGAGATCGGGAACGGCGGGAGCGCCTTCCGGGCCGCGTTCCCGATGCTCGTCCGCTCGGTCACACGGCCGTCGAGACAGACGATCGCGCCCCGGTCGGACGGCGACCGGATCAACCGGCCCGCGGCCTGCGCGAGCGCCGACGCCATCTTCGGCAGCGAGCGGGCGAGGAACGGGCTCCCGCCCATCCGTTTCGCCGCGACGTTCCCGGCTGCTTCCTCCAACGGGTCGCCGGGCGGGTCGAACGGGAGCTTCTCGATCACGACGCAGGACAGGCTCTCGCCTTGCACGTCGAGCCCCTCGAAGAACGACCGGGTCGCGACCAGCACACTCGACACGTCGTCCCGGAACCGGTGCGACAGGACGTCCCGCCCGGCCTCGCCTTGGACGAGCAGCGGGTAGGGCAGGGCGGCCGACCGGATCGCCTCGCTCGCCGCCTTCGCCCGCGCCCACGACGTACACAGGACGAGCGTCCGGCCCCTCGCCGCCTTGACCGCCTCGACGATGCAGCGGTCGGCCCAGCCCGACCAGAGCGGGTCTTTCGTACCCGGCCCGACCGGGACGACGAGGACGCCCATCGAGGCAAGCGGCCACGGGCTCGGCAGCAGGAGGGTTGGCTCGGCCCACGTCGCCCCGAGCGCCGCTTCGGTCGGCCCCGCGTCCCCGCCGGGCGCCAAGGTGGCCGACGTGATCGCGCACCGTGGTAGGGTTTTCTGAATCGCTTGGACGACCGCCCCCGCGTCGGCCGGCGCGCACGCGAGCGCGGCCCCGTCGTCCATGTTGCCGTCGATCTCGGCCCACGTCGCCCACACGCCGGGGAGCGCGTTCTTGTCGGCCTCCGGTGGGCCGCCCGCGAGCAGGGCGACCGCCCGGCCCCGTAGCTGCCGGAGTTGGTCGACCGCGTGCTTCATCCGTTCGCGCTCGACGTCGTCGGTCTGCCCGACCATCAGGGCCTCGATCGCCGCCGCCGCTTGGGTCACGCCGACGAAGTTCGCCTCGGTCGGCGCGTTCGGGACGGTCGCCGCCCAGCCGGGCCGGAGCGGGCGCTTGTCCCCGATCCGAGCGGCCCCGGCGCGTTCGAGGTACGCCCTCGCCGCCTTGACCGTGTTTCGGAACGGGTCGGCCACGAGGCGCTGCGCGTCCGCCTTCGGCATGACCTCGGTCGCGAACTTCGCGGCCCTCGCCGCCGCGCCCCTCCCGATCCGGCGCTCGCCCGCGCCCCGGCAGGCGTCCTCGAACGCGTGCCCCTCGTCGACCACGAGCAGCGCGGTCGGGCCGAGCGCCGGGTAGCCGCGCGAGAGGAACGCGTGGTTCAGGACTACGATCTCGGCCGCCGCAGCCGCCGCCTTCGCCATTTCGGCCGGGCACGGGGCGAACCCCTCCTTCGGCTCGTGGTGCGGGCACCCCTTCGCCGCGCAGCCGTCGGTGTCGGTCGAGCACCTCCCCCACGCGATCGGCGTGACCGCAAACGGCGCGTGGTCCTTGTGCGCGTTCGACGGGTCGTCGAGCCCGTCGTACCAGTCGGCGATCTTGTCGATCTCAACCCGCGTCTCGGCGGTCGTGAACGCCCCGCCGAACGTCAGCCGCGCCTCGTTCAGCCGGAGCGGGCAGACGTAGTTCGACCGGCCGACGACGGTAGCGACCGACGTGCTCACACCGAGGATCGAGGCGGCGAGCGCGGCGTCCTTGTTCGTGATCTGGTTCTGCAGGGCGATGTTCGCCGTCGAGATCGCAAGGCGCCACGGCCGCTTGTCGGTCTTGTCCCAACGCGACCGAGCCCGGCGGGTCGCGAGCAGGCCGGGGATCAAGTAGGCGAGCGACTTCCCGAGCCCCGTCGGCGCCTCGCCCATGCGCCAGCCGCCGCCGTTCGCGACGCCCGCGACGCACCGGGCGATCATCGCGGCGAGCGCAGGCTGACCCTCGCGCGCCGGGAACCCGGCCTGCTCCATCGGGCCGCCGGGCGCGAACACGTCCGCGACGATGTCGGCGAGCGGCTCGTTCGTCTCCTCGGCCCGCCGAAGCAGGCCCGCGGTCCACGGCCGCTCCGAGTTCACAAGCTGCTTCGTCGCCATCACGCCCTCTACGGTCGGGTAACGGTCGGACGGCCTCTCGAAACTTTCTTCACGAATCCGCAAGAAACTTCTCGACGATAACCGATAGCCGGTTATGATTGAGGGGCGGGAAGGAACCCGCGAACAACCCCGGACGACAAGATGAACGCCTCGAACCTCACCGCCGCCCTCCTCGCCCTCGCCTCCGCCGAGCGCGCCGCCAAGGCCGCCAAGGCGAACGCCGTCGGCGCATCTCGCGCGGCCGACGCCGCATATACCGCAGCATTCGGCACGGACCTCGGCTCCCCCGAGCGCGCCGCCGCCGCCAAGGCCGCCGCCGCCATCGACGCCGCCTCCGCCCGCTGCAACGACGCCCGGTGGGGCGTCATCCTCGCCGAGCGCGCCGTCGCCGCCGCCGAAGCGGCGTAACGGCCGGACGGCCTAATCGGGCAGCCGCCGCGCGTTCTGCGCGGCGACCACGTCGCCCGGCGCGCGTAGCAGCCGCACCTTGCCGAGCCACTCGACGGCGATCGGCTTCGCTGCGACGTCCTCGCGCGCGGTCCGGGCCTGATGCGCCTTCCACGCGACGAGGTCGCCCGCCCGCATCGCCCCCTCCGGGATCGACTCGACGACCACGCCTGCCTTCAACGTCACCCGCTCGCGCGGGTCGCCGTCGGGCTTGGCGACGAACTGCAGGTCGCGGACGACGCGCCAGCGCACAGGCTACGCCGCCGCCTCGTCGCGAGCGAGGTCGAGCGCCCGCGTCACCACCCGGTCGTCGATCACGAACTCGCCGGCCGGGCCGAACCCGACGCCGTCCTCGGCGTAGAGGTTCCCGCAGGCCTCGACGAGCGCCGCCCACGTCGGCTCGAACCCGTCGGCCGCGCACCCAGCGACGTAGCCGGCGAGCACGTCCTCGATCGTCTGCCCGTCGGGCGCGACCACCGCGATCGTCTGCGCGACGTCGTTGCTCGTGACGTAGACCGCCGGCTCGTCGGCCGCCGTGTCGCGAACGCAGAGCATTTCGCCGCCGATACCGCTCGCGTCGGGAGTGACCGACTGCACCACGCCGCACACGTCGCGCCGCCCGCCGCCGGGAACGACGATCGAGCCGATCACGACCAGCCCGACGCCGGACGGGCCGGAGCCGGACCAGCCGCGCCCGATGGCGCTCCGTCGGCCCGCGACCGCCCCGGCGCCGGGGAACATGGTCTGCTGAGCGTCGACCACCTCGCAGTCGACCTCGGCGTCGAGGCTCCGCATCAGCCGGGCGGCGTCGACGAGGTCGAGCCCCCGGATGCGGTGCCGAACCGTCATGGTCACGAGCGGGCCGGCGACGCGGACGGTCACGCCACGCACCTCCGACTTCCGCGCGTTGACGATCAGCTTGCCGTTCGAGTCGGCGATGCTGATCCAACGGTCGCCGCGGTCGACCGCGTGCGCGAGCCGAGCGCGGGTCTGCGACCCGCTCGCCGACGAGGCGAGGGTCGCCGCGCCGGGAACCACCGCGTCGAGCCGGCCCATGTCGGCGGCGTCGTTCGGGTCGAGCATGTGAGCCACGTCGGCGTCGAACAGCAGGTCGTCGGGGCCTGCGCCGTCAGGGTCGCGCCGCACGCTGAGCTTCTGAAGGGAGCCGCGCGCCTGCGCGGGAGAGGTCGACAGGTCTGGAACGGGCAAGAGAACTCCTTGTGGCTAGCGAGGTAACGGGCGGGCGGCGTAGTTGGCGGAACGTCAGACCGGAATCCCGTCCGCGTCGAGCGTGACGTCGTCGCGCTCGTCCCGGTCGTGCCAAGACGGGACGGCCGGCTTCGGCGGCGCGACCTCGCCCGCCTCCTCGGCCGGCACCGTCCTACGGCGCCGGACAGGCCCCGTGCGGGCCTCGCCGTCGGCCCCGACGTCCACGGGCGCCCCCGGCGCGTTCGGCGGCGGCTTGCCCCCGAGGCGCGCGCCCATCGGCGTCTGCTCCCAGCCGTCGGCGTACCGGGTCGACTCGGGATCGAACGCGAGCCAGCAGGACGACCCAGCGAGCCCCCACTCGGCGCGCACCTTGTCGAAGTGCAGGCTCGTGCTCGGGAACGCCCGGCTCGGCGACGACGGGTTCCGCTCGACCACGATCACGGCCGCGGCCTCCTGCCGGATCGCACTCGCCCCTTTCAGGTCGCCCATCTGCACCCGGCGCTGCTGAGCGATGTTCTGGTTCGACGGGTGCGCGACCAGCCAGCACGCCCAACCCTCGGACGTCGCCGCCAGCGCGAGCCCCTTCACGACCCGCTCGATCTCGTTCACCTTGTCCTTCGCGTCCGGGTCGACGAAGTACCCGAGGTGATCGAGCAGGGCGAACTTCACGTCGAGCCGCCGCACCGCGTAGCGGACCGTCGCGAGGATGTCGTCGTAGTTCGTCTGCCCGTGGTGCCCGACGACGTAGAGCGGCAAGGCGTCGAGGGCCGCCCACGCGGCGGCACGCTCGGCCGGCGTCGCCCGGCTGAAGTCGCCTCCGATCTGAAGCCGGAGCAGCTTCTCGGCGAACATGACGGGCGACTGCTCGAACGCGGTCGTGAGCGACGGGACTCCGATCCGAGCCCGCTCCCATGCCTGCCAACAGGTGAACGTCGTCTTGCCCGAGCCGCTGTCCCCGGTGACGATCGTTAGCCCCGGCCGGTCGCCGCCGAGGCACCGGTCGACCTTCGCCGAGCCCGTGGCATACCCGACCATGCGCTCGGGGTCGGCGATCCGCGCTTCGATCTCAGCCGCGAACGACGACGGCCGGACGATCGAGAGCCCGGTCATCGGCTTCGCCATCCGGACCGCCCGCTCGACCACCTCGCGCGCGATCCCACGCTCCACGCACTCGCCGGGGTCCTTGTGCGGCAGGACCACCCGCGCGCACTTGTCCCGGCCCAGCTTGCCCGCGAGCGCGTCCGCCCCCTTCTCGCCCGCCGTGTCGGGGTCGTAGAGCAGGACCGCTTGCTCGTAGGGTTCGATCTCGTCGAGCCATGCGTCGTCCCACTTCGCGGCCCCGGCGGTGCCCGACACGACGTTGCTCGTCCAACCGTACTGGTGGAGCGCGAGCACGTCGAACTCGCCCTCGGTGACGTAGACCGAGTGCTTCGCGTTGCCGTCGAGCCGGTCGGCCCCGAACAGCGGCAAGGGGCGACGAGGGAGCGCGAGGTATTTCGGCTTGTCCGGCGTCTTGCCGGTCCCGGCGCACCGCTCGCAGCCCTTCGACTCGCACGCCGGGCACGGGCCGGGCACCGCGCGGAGCTTCACGTTCTGGACGCGCTTGTCCCGGTCGTAGATTGGGATCGCGGCCCACAGGTCGAGCACCTTCCCGCTCGCGTCGCGAACGACGACCGCCCCAACGCCGAACTCGCACAGCGTCTCCTCCGTGAGCCGCCGACGGTTGAGCAGGTACTCGCGGACCGGCGCCGCGCCGTCGTCGGCCCACAGCGTCGCCTCGATCTTCTCGACGATGTCCGGCCCCCACGGAAGCGCCCGGAACGCCGCGGACGCCCTGAGCTTGGTCGCCCGGTGCTCGGCGTCCTTGTGGTCCTCCGGCTGCGCGTCGTCGCCCTGCTCGTCGTCCTCGCTCGGCACCGACCGCTTCCGTCGGCCGCCGGCGTCGCCGCTCCCGGCACCTTCGATCGGGAGCACCCGGCCACGCCGGGCCGCAGGCGCCGCGCTCGGCTTCGCCGGCTCGCTGCCGAGGTCGACGCCCAACTCGGCGGCCAGCTTGCGGACCGCGTCGGGGAACGACACGCCCTCGCGCTTCTGGACCCACTCGAACACGCCGCCGCCCTCGCCACAGCCGAAACAATGGTAAAGGCCGGTCGACGGCGTGACGTGGAACGACGCAGACTTCTCGTTGTGGAACGGGCAGCAGCCGACGAGGTCGCGGCCCTCGCGTCGGAGGGTGACGGTCACCCCGATCATGGCGGCGAGGTCCGCGCGATCTCGGATCGCGTCGAGAACGTGCTTCGGGAACGACATCAGGAGCCCCCGAACAACCGGACCTGTCCCGCCGCCCTCGGTCGCATGTCCTCCCCGCGTATCTGCGCGAGCACCGGCCCGATGTAGTCCACCCCGTCCGCGTTCAGTTCGCACACGTCGTAGCCGCGCGCATCGGCCGGCGTCGTTCGCGCCAGCCACTCGCAGATCACAGCCTCGCGACAGGTGCCGCCGAACGGGACGAGCACGCGCTCACCGGGGCGGGTCGAGGCGCGGATCATGCGCTCGGCGAACAGCAGGGGCTTTTGGCATTGGTGGAGAGGCGAACCGTCAGCGAGACGAAGCCGTTCCGGGCCGGCAACGGGCAGTTCAGCCCAAACATTCGTGGTCGCCATTGGGGGGGCGAATGGCGCCCTGATCTGCTCCCACTCTGAACGATGTCGAGCCCATATGTCCGCGTGTTCGGCGCGAAGATCGCCAAGTTCTCGATCAAGACCGGGAAGAAGTCGCTGAAGTTGCGCGTATCGCTCCGGGCTCGGAAGGCACCACTGCGTCCACGAGAACCAGTGTCTCGCCATTCCGCGAACCCCGATCGCGTCGTCCACCTGCGCGTTCGTGAGCCCGGCGCGCTCTCGCGCTTCGTCGAGATACCGCCGAACGGGGTGCGCGTCTCCGCGCCGATTCCACAGATCAACCTCGCTGGGTTCCCGCTGGTAGAACCCAGCCACTTCCGTCACGTCGGGCCACCCGGTCAGCGCCTCGACGCCCTTCCCTGCAAGCGAGGCGATCCCCTTGTCCCACGTCACCAGCGCCCGAAACGTCCACCCCGCCGCCCGCATCACCGGGTCGAGCCGCGACCACCCCTCGGCGGTGTTCCACAGGTAGACCGACGCCGACGGGGCGAGCAGGGCGGACACGCGGGCGACGTGCGGCGCGTACCAGTCGGCGAGGTCGTCAATGCTCACGCGATCCCATGCCGCCTTTCCCATGCCGTAGGGGCCGTCCACGATCGCGAGGGTGTAGCCGGGGGCGAGGTCGGCTTCGAGCCAGTCGCCGACGTGGATCGTCCCGGCGCTCAGGGCGTGCTTCGTCATATTTCCTCGTTAGGTCGCCGGGCGGCGCGGGCGGCGTAGGTGGTCGGTCGGCGCGTAGCCGAGCGAGGCGTTGGGTCCAAGGTCGATCTCGTCGACGCCGGGGGAGCCCGTGGCCGCCGACAGGGTAACGGGCGGCGCGTCCACCCTCGTCGGTTTCGCCGCTTTTGCGAGATCGACTCGCCCGTGGAGCTTGTCGGCCCGCAGGATGCCGGCGAGCGACGTGACGCCCTTCGAGCGCAGGAACCGCGCCCGGTCGTCCTGCCCGAGCAGGACCCACTCGATCACCCGGATCGTCGCGGGACACCCGACCGCTTCGATCGCGGACAAGATCGGAGCGGCAAGGACGGGTGACAACTCGACGTCGGAGCCGGTCAGCGACCGCCAGCGCATGAACGCCGCGATCGCACGCACGTCGACGTCAGGCTCCATCGAGAACTCCGCGTAGGCTTGGAACTTCGACCGCCACAGTAGCGTGTCGACGTCGCCGCGCGCGCGCAGGAACGCGGCCCGCTCGTGCTTCGACTCGGCGACCCACTGGCCGACACGAACCACGGCCTCGGCGCCGTGCTCGGCAACGCGAGCCCTGAGACGATCGCGGCGCGCCCCGGTGAGAGCGCGCCGCCGATCTGCCGGGAGGAAGGCGCAGAGCGCCGACCAAATGGCGTTCTCGTCCATCGCCTAGAACGGAATCTCGCTGTCGTCGGCGCCGCCGCCGTCGAACGGCATCCCCGTGTCGTCGGCCTGACGCGCAGGACGCGCGCCGCCGCTGGACCCGGACCCACCGCCCGACCGCTTGCCCGCGGCCTTGTCGGCGGCCTCCTTCGCCTTCTTCTCGCCGGCTTCGATCAGGTCGTCGAAGTCGTCGCCCCACGCGCCGCCGTAGGGCTTGAAGTCGGTGATCTTCGCCTTCACGCCGGTCGTGCCGTCGTTCTTGGTGTAGCTCTCGCGGGCGACCGTCACGACGACCGCCACCGCCTCGCCGGCGTCGTTGAGCATGAGCCGCTTCTGCATCGCCTTGTGATCGCGCTCGTCGAACGGCGCCATGTTCTTGACCGCGCGGCACACCTTGGCGAGCCGCCAGCCCATGTTCGCCGACGTCATCACGTCGTCGAACAGGAGCGACCCCTTGTCGCCCTTCTCGCCGGGCGCCGCGACGCGGTCCTGCAAGATCACGAGGGTCGTCGGGAAATACGGGTTGCCGTTCTTGGTGGTCTGCTCGGTTGCCACGCGTACCCACGCGGCCACCTTGTCGCCTGCGGTCGGCGGCTCGAAGTTCTTGTCGGGGTGCTGGTTCGGGTCGAAAGCCATGTCGATATCTCCTGAGTTGGTTGGTTGGGTCTACTTGGCGGCCGTGGCTTCTTCGCCTGCCGCCCCGCGCTTCTTGCGGGCCGGCGTGGGCGCCGGTTCCGCTGCTTGGGTAACGGGCGCCGGCTTCGTTTCCGCCTCGGCCTGCTGGACGGCCGCCTGCTCGACCGCGACCACTTCGGGCGCGGCCTGCTGCTCGGCCTCGGGCGCCGGGTCGGCGTCCGACACCGCGAGCGCGGCGAGGTACTTCGCGTGCCAGATTTTCGGGTCGGGCGCCTCGACGGCGGCGAGGCCGGGAAAGGGCTTCACAACGAGCTTGCCCCCGGTCTGGAACAGGACGCGGTGCTCGATCTTCGTCTCCGTGCGCTGCGCCTCGCCCTCGCCGAGCGTGAGCTTGACCTCCTTCTTGAAGCAGTACCCGACGGCCGAGTAGAACTGCGCCACCTCGTTCGGCAACTTCTTGCCCTCGAAGGCGGGCACGATCGCCGTGATGTTCCCGTCGTCGTCCGTCTCGTTCTGCACGAGGGCGATGGCGATCACGTTCATCGGCAAGTCGCGGAAGGTGCGGAGGACGCGGCGGAACCGCTCGGTCCAGACGCCCCACTGCTGCTGCGTCATCTTGTGGAGCGCGAGCCGCTTCGGCTCCACGCCGTCGTCGATCAGGCACCGGTCGCGCCACACGCGCTGCAACTCGGTCAGGCTGTCAACCACGATCGTCTTGACGCCGGCCGCGGCGAGCGTGCCGTCCATCGCGTCGCGAATGAACTGCTCGACCACCTCCCACGCGTAGACCTTGCCGTATCGCTTCGGGTCGTAGGCGGTCACGACGACCGCGTGCCGGTTGCTCGCTCGGATCGAGGCGAGCCCGTTCGGTTCGAGCAGGAGGATCGCGACGCGCCCCTCCGGGCTCTCGCTCGTGCCGCCGGCCTTGGCCGCCGTGTAGCTCTTGCCGGAGCCGGACGGTCCGAACAGGAGCATCTTCGTGTGCGTGTCGATGTCGGTGACGGTGTCGTAGTTCAGAGCCATGATTCTTCTTTCTCCGAGGGTTGGGTAACGGGCGCCGCGTCGTTTCCGGCGGCGAGCGGAAGGTTCGGGTCGGTCCAGACGGGATCGACGCGGACAGGGAAAGCGCGCCGGGCGTCCGGCCCGTCGGCCGAGCACGGGCCGCGGTAGCTGCAGAACCCGCCCGGCTGGCGGCAGACCGGCTGACGCGGGAACAGCAGGGCGACGGAGCCGGCGTCGATCGCGTCGACCACGTTCCGGCGGTTCTCTGCGATCCGCTTCGCCATCGCGAACGTCTCGACGTGCCACGCGGCGAGGTCGATCGCCCCGATGCCGCCCGGCTCGCGGACGTACAGGCGCGGGTCCTTCTGCTCGCGGAGCGCGCAGATGTGGTCGGCGTACTTCTCCGAGGTCGGGTCCTCGCCGCGGGCAACGACCGCCGCCTCGAACCGCCACGAGGGCACGGTTCGGTTCATCGCGACCGAGAGCCCACCCTTGGCGAGCGTGTCCGGGTCGCGCTGCAACACCGACGACGCGACGTCGAACAGGAACCCGCGGACGCGCCCGCCGCCGAAGTGGTCGCGGACGTGGTCGAGCATCGCGCCGTAGCCGTAGGTCTGCGGGTCGACCGTGATCCCTCGGACGTAGCCGGTCGGGTCGCGCGACGACTTCCACTCGCCGACGAGCAGCGAGCCGTCGGTGCGCGAGCGGAACACGGCGTCGACCCGGCCGATCCAATACCACGGCCACCGCACCCGCCGGACGGTCGCCGACGGGTCGTCGGGCCGCGCGAACCGCCAGCCGCCCGGCACGAACGCGAGCGGCACCTCGGGGTTGTAGGGCTTCGTCGAGCCGGGCGACCGCACGGGGCAGGCAACCGCCAACTCGACGCCGACCACGTCGTAGCCGGGCAAGCCGACCCGACCATTCACGCGGAGCCAACCCTGCGCCGCACGCCGGAGGCGCTCGACCCGCTGCTCGATGGACTCGCCCGGCTCCTCCTCCTCGCCTTCCTCGCCGGCCGCAAGCTTCCCCGCGGCGGCCTCGGCGCGCCAGCGCGACTCGATGCGAAGCAGCGGCCCGTCACCGGGCGCGGAGCCGTCCGAGCCGCAACACGGGCACGGGGCGGACGGCGTCGCGACGATCGGCGACACGAGACAGAGCCCGCACGCTTCGAGGTAGCTGTCCTCGTAAGGCGTCGGAGTCGCGGTCGGCCCAGCCGACGGAGGCGGCGTCAGGGCCATCAGGAACCGGTGAACGTCCTCCATGACCTCGTGCCACGCGGTCCCGTAGGTCATGGCGTCGGACGGCGCGCCGCGCATCCCGAGCCCGTAGCCGTAGAGCCAGCGCCGGTCGCAACCGAGCGCACCGCGCTCCGACGTCGACACGAGCACGACGCGCGGGTCGGCGGGCAGGCCGAGGATCGGCACCCCCTCGTAGCGGTCGGCGTTGACGGAGTTCGGGCGCGGTCGCGCCACCGGGAAATCGGCTTGCATCTTGATAATCCTCGCTTCCGTCGCTCGGGTAACGGGTAGCCCGACGACCTACTCGACAGGCGCCTTTTTTTGGTCGATCGCCGGAGCGAGCCCCTCGTGCGGCCCCCACGACACCCAGCCGGGCCGAGCGGCGCGGGCGAAGAACTCGACGCGATAGCCGACCGACCTATCCTCGATCAGCCGGTAGGCGGCCTCCGGCTTCGCCGAGTGCCGGCCGCGCGCCGCAACGATCACCGTCGGGAGATCGCGCCGCCCCGAGAACACGGTCGGGTTTTTGCCGTTCCCGAACGTGGCGAACAACAGTAGCTCGTGCTTGCCCCTGAAGTATTGGCCGAGCCCCGGCCGGCCGTCCTTGACCCACGCGACGTTCGTCCGGTACGCGGCGCCGAGTTGCCCGAGCAGCCAGAGCGCGCCGGGCAGGTAGGTGTTCGTCGTCCACATCCAAACGTGCGCGTGCTCGGCCGGCGTCCAGAGCCCGGAGCCGAGGATCACGCCGGGCATGTCTCGGACCTTCATCAGCGGGTAGTGTCGATCTGCGCCGCGCTTCACCTTGCCGCCGCCCGACTCAGGCCACGGCGGATCGAGCAGGAGCGTCGTGAACCTCACAACGCCACCCCGAGCACGTCCTCGGCGTCGAGCCCCCGGAGCATGACGAGCGCGGCTGCGAGGTCGATGGACCGGCCCGGCTCGGCGTCGTACTCGCGGGCGTAGGCTGCGGCCCTCGCCCGCGCTTGGTGTTCGAGGCCTCCGTCCACGAGGTCGAACGCGATCGGCGCGAGCTTGTCCGTCCCCGGTCGCGTGAGCCGGCCGAGCCGTTGGAGCGCCCGGCCCTCGGCCCGTTGCGGCGCGGCCGTGACCAGCGCAGCGAGGTTCGGGACGTCGAGGCCCTCGTCCGCGAGTTGCGTCGCGACGAGGCAGTCGACCCGGCCCCTGCGGGCGTCGTTGATCCGACGCTTCCGGTGCCCCCGGTCGGTCTGCCCCGTGACCGCCTCGGCGGCGATCCCACGCTTCCGGAGTTGCGCTGCGATCCGTCCGGCGTGGTCGACCCGGTGGACGAGCACGAGCGTCGTGCGGCCGGACTCGACGCACGCGGCGGCGAGGTCGCAGATCACAGCGTCCCGCTTCGGGTCGGTCGAGAACCCGGCGACCGTCTTGTGCCATTCGAGCCGGCCCGTCCGGTCGCGCACGTCCTCGCCGGCCGTCCAGCCGGTGCGGACGAGCACCGCGCGCGGGAGCCGGAGGTGTCCCTCGGCAGCGAGTTCGCGCGGCGTCTTGCGGTAGAGTTCGGGGCCGACGTGGTAGCCGAGCAGGAACCCGAGCCCGTCGGCCCGGTCGGGCGTCGCGGTCAGTCCCCATCGGTAGCGGGCCGGGCACTTCGCCAACAGGTCGACGTACCCGGCGCACGGAGCCCGGTGGGCCTCGTCGACGAGCACCGCCCCGACGGAGCGGAGCAGGCCGAGCGCCTTCGGCCCGGCCGCCTGCACGGACTGGATCAACGCGGCGACGACCTCGCGCGGTCGCGCCGGGCGGAAGTCGCCCGAGTGCTCGTCGCCGATCAGCCGGGGCGGCGTGCCGCTCGCCCTGTAGATCGCATCGCGCCACTGGTCGAGCAGGTCGCCCGTGTGACAGAGGACGAGCGCAGCCTGTCCCGACCGAATCAGGGCGCGCGCGCCGACGAAGGTCTTGCCCGCGCCGCACGGGAGCACGACGTAGCCCTGAACCTGCCGGAGCAGTCGCTCCTCGGCCTCCAACTGGTAGAGGCGCGGCGCACCGCTCGCGGCGTCCGGGGCAAGGAAGGGCACGCCCTCGCGGAGCGGGACGAACGTTGTGCCGGGTTCGATCACGCCCTCGCGGCCGAGTTCGGCCAACTTGCGCCGGACCGTGTGGAACGCGCCGCGCGGGCAAACGAGCGAGCCCTTGTCGGTTCGGCACGCCCTGATCTTCGGGTCGATGTTGCCGACCCATGACCCGGCCTTCTCGCGCCGCACGAACTCAGGGTTCGGGTAGCTGAGCAGTTCCGACACGGCGCGCATTTCGTCCGGCCGCAGCCCGTGGACGACGACCTCGGCGCCGACGGTGATTCGGGTCGGCGTCACGCCTCCCCCTTGCCGCCCGGCCATCGGATCGGAACGACCTTCCCGGCGCCGGCCGGGACCGGCTCGGGCTCCTCCCACCCCTCGCCGGGCGCCGGCGCCTGCCCGACCGTGATCGGGTAGCCCGACCTGCGCCACTCGTAGATCGCCGCTTCGAGCGGTGGCACCGTCGACGACTCGACGTCCTCGTGGTCGGACTCGGGGTCGACACCGTATGTGCCTTCGAGCACCTCGTCGGCGTCGAGGTCGGCGAGCACTTCGAGCAGGTTCTCGGCGACTGGCGCGATCGTCCTCGCCTCGGCGAGTGCGGCGAGCGAGTCTGCGAGTGCGGCGACGATGCCATCCCGAAGCGCCTCCTCGTCCCCGGCGGCGTCGGCGACGAGGGTCGACGTGCAGTTCAGCCGGAGCCCCTCGTCGGCGACGGCCACGATCGCGATCGTGAACCGCCGACCCTGAGCGTGCGCGCACATCCCGATCGTGTCGAGCGCGACCACCAACTGTCGGTTCTCGACGGCGCGCAGTTCGAGCCGGCGGCGGAGCGAGACGATCTCGCGCCAGAGCACCTCCGGGTTCGCCTCGTCGTCGGCGATGTCGTCGTTCGGGTCGTCGAGCATGGATTCAGTTCCTCCGCGCCACGGTAA